CATGTCGAATCTTCCTCATATTGGCTGGAACTTCAGGAAGAACAGCCACTGATGGAAATCGTCAATTTCAGCACTCAGGTGGCAGAATCTATTGTCAGAGATTACTGTCAGGGATTGTTGGCTTGTAATATGGCTGACAAAATGCCGGGCCTATTTTGGGTTCCGGGTAAGTTTACCCTTGTGGAACTTCGCAAGGCTCAACAGCACCTTCTTGATGCTGCTGCGACAAAACAGAAGCGTTGGTATGAAGCCCTGCTGAATATGGCAGATTCACTGTGGGCACAAACCAACGGAAATCCACTTTGTATCAGCGATGACATGCGTGAAGCTGCAAAACAATTGCATGTTGAAAACAAAGACTGGATGGCAAACTTCGTTGCTGTTGCACAGGTTCGTTGTAAGGCTTGTGGAACTCTCAAAGACCCTGGTTATCCAGTTTGTGGTTCTTGCAGAGCCATTGACTTTGACCATCCTGGTGCGAAAGATTTGAAATTCGCACAGTAATGAATAGGTCATAAAAGACAGATATGGCAACTCCTGATTTAACGTCTGGGCGAGTCATGGACCAGTCAGCGGCGATGCTGAATGACGCAAACAAGACTGTCTACACGTATACAGCACAGTTGCCATATCTGAATATGGCGTTACAGGAACTTCAAGAGCTTTTTGAGCTTAATGATGTTCCTGTAACTCAAACTGTCACATCATCGCCAATTGCTGTGGCTGCTAATGTGTCAGAACTCACCTTTACTACTGTTCCACCACTTCCATCTGACTTAATAGAACCCCAAATGTTATGGGAACGTGCCAATGGTATTGACCCATATGTTCCAATGAGCAAATTGGATGTTCTGCCATTGTATATGTCAGGAGTCCAAATTCCTCAACTACTCTACTATGTCTGGGAAAGCCAGGCATTACGCTTCATTGCTGCAAATGCTGATAATCAAATCAAAATCAACTATACAAAGGCACTTTTTACTGTTTTTACGTCAATTTTGGGCACCGACCAAGTAAATGTCATCAATGCAGAGATGTTTCTTGAATATCGAACTGCTGCATTGTGCGCTTACTTCATTGGAGAGAATCCCACACGTTCAGAAGAACTCAATAGTTTCGCTGCACTGGCTGTTGACCGTGTCCTTGGTATTGGTGCTAAGGGTAGGCAAGCCATTATGACAAGGAGAAGGCCATTTAGAAGCGGTTGGAAACGTCGTTCATTCGTGTAATCCTTTGGCATATCTCCAGGTGGAATATGTTGGCGGATTTTTCCGTTGGAGGATTCAGTGACAGCAATTCCCGGTCTATGGCGTGAATACCGCCAAGATAACAGAGATATTTCTATTGCTTCCAATCGTCTGGGAAGCATTGGGAGAGTCTTTTTTATCTTTCCTGATGGCAACGGACCACGAGGTTCATTTGCTAACTTTACTACACTAGCACCAAATCTTCGTTCACGCGATACCATCATTCTCGGTGGTGTATTACGTGAACAGGCTGTTGCACCTCTCGATGTTTATGACGTTACTATGATTGGTGCGGCCAATCTACAGCGTCAGGCAACATCTGGGGGTGTTCCTACTGGTGGTGGTGCATCTTGGATGCCTCCTGCTACTGGTGCTGTAGCTACTACACCACTTCTGGAACTTCGCGCACAGGGATGGGCATTCGATAACATCGAATTCACACCTCACACAAGTTCTGCTGCAATCAGACTGACACGTTCAGCGTTAGTCGATACTATTGATGCGTCCCATGCTCAGTTTCGCAACTGTTATTTCGCTGCCAATGGTGGAGCAAGCCAGATTGGTATCGAGGATAATGGTGGCGCCTCGCGAGTTGAAATCGAGGATTGCAGATTCGAGGGTCTTACTGGAACTGCTATTCTCTCACTGAATACTGCTGCGGCAGTTCCACTTGGGTGGAGAATTCGCAGAAACCTATTCCTTCGCAATACGAATGCCATTGCAATGTCGTCAACACAGGGATTGATTACTGAAAATGTCATCAATCAGGCGGCAAACGATGCAAATAACAAGATAAATCTTGTTTCTATTGCTGCACAGGGTTCATTGAACATGGTTCTCTACAATGTCTTTTCTGACCTTGCTGCGAACGTAACTATTGCGAAGGGTTACAAGCCCGGAACTACCGATGTGTGGCGCAACTACGTAACTGACGTGGCTGCTTACATCGTTACTGTTCCTGCGTAACAAAGCGCAATTGGGGTAGGGGAGCTAATAACTCCCTTACCTACGTATGGCTGGTATAAGAGACCATTCACCGATTACACTAGATAAGTTCAATGGACTCTATGACCGTGGTGATAGAGAAGATGTTCCATTGGACCATTTTGGTGATTGTGATAACTTGCAATCAGTTGGTGATTATGGTTTCTCAAGTAGAGATGGTGTTGGTATATCGCAAAATGTTATTGCGCCATTAACTAACATCAAAAGAATCTACAATTATCCTACTGATGATGGCAATACTCTCATTATTCTCACTTGGGACGGAACGACAGGTAATGTCTACCATGTAGTGAATGCTACGACAGTATTTGGTCCTGTGCTGACCATTGCTGGTATGGAAGATATAGCTTTTGTTCCAATTGCAGGAAGGGGATACATTTCTCCTTTCAAAACCTATCCTGACGTAAATAATCTTAACTTCGAGAAGGGACTTGAAAATGAGTTCCTTTATGTATATTTAGGTGATGGAACTGCTGCACGTAAAGCTGCCGGAGCTACACCAGCAGGAACCATAACTATTGCAAATGGTATCGCGGGGCATACTGACCCTGGATTACATATATTTGGTGTTGTTGGGGAAACAGATACGGGATATTTGTCTCCACCAGTTGCACTAGATGATTTTACTACAGTTGCAGCTCTTTCAGTATCTTTTAGCACTGTTCCTGTGTTTGTAGGAGCACAATGGGTCAGACGTCATATTGTTGCCTCTAAAGTAGTAGTAAGTTTCAATGGTGACGTTAGTGGATACCAATTGTTTTTCATCCCCGGTGCTATTATCAACGACAATGTCACTACTACTCTTAGCAACATCAGTTTCTTTGATGCTGATTTGCTTGATGATGCTAGTCATCTATCTGATAACTTCTCAGAAATTGCAGCAGGAACGTGCCTCTGTGTTTACAAGGACAGACTTGTATTAGGGGGTGAATTTGACAACCCATCAGTCTATCGTGTATCGGCTATTGGCGAACCAGAAGCGATATCACAGATTGATGGAGTTCTCTCGTTTCCGAAGGATGGAAATCCTATCACACAATGTCAAGCATTGCGAGATGTCTTATATGGGTTCAAACGAACCAAGACAGGGGCATGGGTTGATAATGGTGATGAACCTTCTACTTGGCAGTATCAAGCCGTCGATGAAACGATGGGTTGTCCTGTTCATGGTATTGCTACTGTGCTCGATTCTGGTGGGAGTGCCAGTGATTTTCTGTTCATAGCTACCTATAAAGGGCTATGTCTATTTAATGGTAGATATGTTCTACCAGAATTAAGCATGAAGATACAGGGCCGATGGATGGGAATGGATAGGAATGAATTTCGTAAAATTCAGATGCTCCATGACCCAATCAAGCAACGTATCTACTACATTACAACTGACCGTGAAATAATGTATGGTGATTACTTAAATGGTCTTGACCCTAAGAGTATCAAATGGTGGCCGTGGTCATTCATATTCTTTGTGAATACCATTGCTATGAAAGACATTGACGACTTCATCATCGGGGCAGACCAAGTATGAGTCTAGTTGTTCCAAACAATCGCGAGGCCGAAATCCTCGGTGTTATGTTGAATACAGCCCTTACTCTAAGGCTATATTCAAATAATAGGACTCCTGCTGGAACTGATGCAACAGTAGACTATACAGAAGTAGCCGGTGGTGGATATGTTGCCAAGGCATTAGTATTCGCCAATTGGGATATCACTGAGGGCGGCCCATCAATCGCACTATACGACACTATGCAGGAATGGACTTTTACTGGTGTTACTACTGCTCCTAGCACTATTTATGGTTACTACATAACTCGTGATTCTGACAGTAAATTAATGTGGGCCGAGAGGTTTCCAAGTGGTAGCGTTCCATTCAATCCTGTCAATGGTAGTATTATCAGAGTTATTCCACGTATAACTGCTGATTCATAAAAATGGCTCAATATACCGCCTACGCTAATTACGTTATTTATTTCCGTGATGAAACGGAATAT